TGATGAGCGTAGCGGCGGCGTACTGACCTTTCAGTTTCAACTTGCTACCTTCAGATTGCAGCGTCACGCCTGCTCCGCCAACCGTCACCTGACCAGCGCCGGTCTGAAGCAAGTCAATCTGCGTTCCAGTTGGGAAGGCGACAGAAGAGTTTGTAGGGATAGTCAGCGTGATTGCTGAAGCATTTGACATTTCTATCAACTTGCCTGCGTCTGTAAGCACAAGAGTGTAGGTAGTGCCGGTCTGCGCGTTTGTGACAACATTTGCCTTGTAGGCCCAAGCAGGCGCACCAGAGGCGACGACTAAAACCTGATCAGTTGCGCCGATGCCAAGTCGAGTGATAGCGGCAGAGCCGGTTGCGTAGATGACATCACCAGCGGTTGTGACTGTGGACTTCGGGATTGCGCCGTTGGCAAGGTCATAGGCTGACTTGACTGCGGTAGCACTTGCCGCAACCGTGCTTGATGTGGTGCTTGTAGAGTCAGTGACAGAAGTTACTGATGCGACTTCGTCGTCGGAGTCAATCCAGATATCGCCATCGCTTGGGGAGGAGGGTGCGCCCGACTGGTAATAGATGTCTCCGCCAGTATCGGCAAGGTCTACCCAAGATGTCCCGTTATACACATAGACGGTATTAGCAACCGTGTTGTAGTAGGAGTCCCCTGAAGCTGGGGACGACGGGGCCGTTGCCAGATTTGGCAGGGTAAGGCGCGTACCAATGAATTTAGTCATAGACCCTATTCTAACAGCCCGATGGCTGTGCCGCTAGTTACCCGATAATTGCGTAGCGGTACGTCCCAGCAAGGCTGATGGTGATTGTTGCGACGGTTGTGCTCGTGGCGACGACCTCTGCATAGACCAGTTCGTCGGCTGAGTCGTAGATGCCAACCGTAATGTCCTTTGAGCCAAGGTTGTGGGTAATTGCCTTGGCCTCTCCGGTGGTCCAGACGGCGCTGCCTGCCTTCTTGCGGGCAATGGTGAATCCTGATTCGGCAAGGGCGTCTCGAGCCCCCGAGGCGCTAGTAGCCCCAGTACCACCATTTGCAAGGGCGATTGCGGTGCCGTTCCATGTTCCGGTGGCAATTGTGCCAACCGAGGTCAGGCTTGAGGCGGTAACCCCTGAGCCAAGAGTCGTCCCGCTGAGCACTTCCGTGCCGTTAATCCTGTATACCTTGCCGTTGGCAATGTTGACATGCTCTGAAAGGGTCCATGCGTCAGTTGCATCAATCCAGGCAATTGTCTTGTCCGTGTCGCCCTTAAGGGTAATACCGCCGCCATCAGCGCCAGCATCCGTTGGGCTTGCGGTAGAGCCAAGTTCAATGTTCTTGTCGTCAACAGTAATAGTTGTTGAGTTGATCGTTGTGGTCGTTCCGTTGACCGTAAGGTCGCCAGAAAGCGTGAGGCTTGTACCGGTTGCTGCGCCGATGTTTGGCGTAACAAGGGTTGGGGTGTTCGCGAATACGAGTGCGCCAGTACCAGTCTCGTCAGAAATTACACCAGCAAGTTCGCTGGACGATGTCGCAGCAAACGCGCTCAGCTTGTCCTCGGTAAGCGCAACCGTACCCGTTGCGTTTGGCATGGTGATTGTGCGATCCGCCGTTGGATCAACAACAGTAAGGGTGGTCTCATAGCCGTCAGCCGTAGCGCCTTCAAAGACTACGCCAGCACCATCAACAATAGGCGCAGTAAGCGTCTTATTGGTAAGGGTTTGCGTACCAGACTCGGTTACATATCCTGAGAGGGAAGGAATGTCTGAAGTGAGTGCAACCGTGCCGGTTGTTGCTGGAAGCGTGATGACCGTTCCGGTGCCGGCTATCGCCGTTGCTACAACCTGGGCAGTGCCAGAGGTTGAGCCAGGCAGGGTGACACTTGAGATACCCGTAAGGGCAAGGTTTGCAGAGGTGCGGTTTAGCGCAACGCTCGTCGTACCAATGAACGTCGTGTCCGAAGGATTTGCCTTGCCGTTGGCAAGGTCGTAAGCAGACTTAACGGACGCAGGCGTTGCAGCCTTCGTGGTTGAAGTGCTGGAAGTAGAGTCCTCTAGCTGGACAGCACCCTTAACGGATGTCGTGCCGTCGGCAATGCTGATTTCTGGGGTTGTGCCGCCCGTGGAGGAAATTGCACCAGTTCCGGTGACTGCGGTGACCGTTCCCGCGCCCGTGGAGAGTGATGCCCACGCACCGTTGGCGTATACGCGAAGGGCGTCAAGGGCGGTGTCGTAATAGATCTGACCCTCAACCGGGGTTGACGGGGCAGTGGCAAGGTTCTGAATCTTGGCGTTCTGGAGCTCATTCTTCTGAAGGTCTAGATTGGCTAGGAACTTTGCCATTTTACTCTCCTTAGTTTAGGTAGGCTTTGCCAGCAAATGCCGCCATAAAGGTCACGCGCACGACATTTGCACTAATATACTCAACATCCCCGATAACCACACTATCCGCAGAATCTACAACTGTCACAGACGGGAAGCAGTTGAGGTTGTGGGTAATCGTCCAAATTGACGATGCAGAAGCCTGTGTGTGGGTATACGTGGCATGGGCGTTGGCAGGAGACCCGCTGGAAATGGTTACATTCCTGTTGACGCTAGTAACCGTTATCGGGCTCATCTAGTCACCTCAGCATTAACTACAAATTGACCAGAAATAATCTTCAGAACGACCTGCACCGTGTCCACAAGCTCAATGTCGTAGGCATATGACCCCGCTGGCACTAGGGAGAGGGCGGCGGCAGAAATCAAAACCCTGATTGTCCCAGCCGCACCGCCGAGCGTGATCCCGCTTGAGCTGGTCAGGTTGAGGACTGGGTTGCCTGAACCAGCAAACTGCCGAACCTGCATCCTAGCCGAGCATCCGGTCAGGTTGATAGCGGTTCCAGCATCATTTGTGTAGGTTATGAGGGTATCAAGGTCTGACCCCTGGTCGGCAGAAATATCATAGGTGGAAAGTGCCATGTTGGCATTATAGCCTGAGGAAACCGCCTATTCTATGGTCTTCTTTTCTACGATGCTCCTCAGGGGAAGCGGGCTTACCGGCCTCAGGGGAAGCGGGCTTACCGGCCTCAGGGGGCACCCGCCATCCCAGCACCTAGCGGAAATGTCGTTCATTTTCTTATTTGCACAGGAATAGCAAAACTTTGCCACGGTTCGCCGATGCTTTGCAAGGGCGGCCAGGTTCTCTGAGGATAGCACGTCGTTAAGCGCATTCAGGCGAGCCCAGGCAATATCGTCATCTGTTGGAACGACACCGCCGTAGAACCTTTCTTTTGCCCACCAGATTCCCTTGTTTCTCTTTTTCCCAGCAGCAATGAATACTTTGTTCAGGCTAATCTGGGACTGGCTGGCCCACGCCATGCACGCCTCCTGAAAACGCCTGATCTCAGGCTCTTCAGTCTTCCTTGGCCACCTGCTTCTTGGCATGAGCAAACCCTAAAGCAAATTGAAAAATCCTGCAACTTTCCGTCAAGGGCAGATTATGTGGTATAGTACATATATGGCACAAATTGGAAGACGCAAGAAAGATGCGCAAGATAAACTTGAGCACGAGATTTACCTATTGCACTTTAATGGCGTAAACCCGCCCGAGATAGGCCGCAAGCTTGACCTTAAGCCGGATACGGTAAAAAAGTACATCGCCAAGATGCGTAGGCAGGCCCTTGAGGACGCAATTGGTCCCGTTGACAGCAAGGTTGAGCTCATTGAACGAGCAAACCGAGTGGCAAAGGCCGCCGCGGCTGGTCACGCCTCCGCTCGAGAGAACTCGTTTAGCGGTCAGGTTGCCTTTCTCAAGCTACAGCTTGAGGTCATAGATCGTCTTGCAAAGTTAACTGGCGCATATGAAGCGTCTAAAATTGAGCTTACCGGCGCTAACGGGGGTGCGGTTCAGATGCAGATGGTTGATCACGCAATTGATGGGTTGAATGCAGAGGATCTGGCAAAGCGCCTGCGGAACTGGGCTGACGCACTAGAGGAGGGCGGCGATGGACAGCAATCAGTACAGACAGTGGTTGAGGGTACAAGCGAAGACGTCTGACGCCGCATTCGCGGAATACGTCAGTAATCTTGTTTTCCCAAAGCATCTCCGAGAAATGGAGCGCTTCCTAGACAAGAACGAACGGGCGCTTGTTCTCATGCCCCGCGGTCACGCAAAAACCACCCAGTTGATTCACAGGGTGGCTCGGCTCATTGGCGAAAGCCAAGGGAAAATCCGAGTTGGCATTCTCACCTCTGTTTTGTCCGATGCCCTTGCGCGCTCTAGGGCAATCAAGGCAATCATTGAATCGGCACACTTTGCCGAGATTTTTGAGTGGGCGCAAAACGGGGTGGTGGGGCCAAAGTGGACAGATGAGGTATGGACCATCAAGGGGGCAAGCATGGGGAAGGACGCAACATGCTTCGCGGACGGACTTGGATCAATCAAGCCCGGCGCTCGCCTAGACATCCTCATCGGCGACGACATGGTTGGCATGAAGGAGAACGCAACTGCGGTTCAGAGGCAGAAGGCTGCGGACACCTACTGGCAAGTTGTTGACCCCATGCTTGTTCCTGGGGCAAAGCGCTGGTACATCGGAACTCGATGGCACGAAGACGACTTCTACAATGGGCTAAAGGAGAAGGGGACCCCAGTGATGCTGCGAAAAGCAGTTGAGGGTGACAGCATTCTGTGGCCAGAGATGTACACGGTTGCCGACATGGACAAGAAGCGCGAAGAGCTGGGCACCCCCATCTTCATGCTGCAATTCCAGAACGACGTTCAGGCAATGGGTGGAAACATTTTCCGATATGACCGATTCAAGTATGTAGATACCGTTCCCGCTGGCTCTCGTCGCGTTGGCATTGACCTTGCATCTTCCGCATCGGAACGCAGTGACTACACGTCATGTGTTGAGGTGGTTGAGGACGCAGAGCACAATCTATATGTCGTTGGGGCGTGGAAGGCAAGGCTCACCGAGGGGCATCGGGATTGGCTGACCGGAATGACCCGTGATGGAGACTTGGTTGCCGACGACGGGCCGCGCTTGCTCTGGCCACAATACCTAATCCCAAACCCTCCAGAGATGACCGAAAGCGCGCGCAATCTAGAATCGGTCAACATTGAAGCAGTGCAGCACCAAAGCACTTTTGTGCGGGAAGTTCTTGGCACCACTAACCTACCGGCTCGAGCGGTGAGGCCAGACAAGGACAAGGTCACTAGGTCTAGGGCGCTGGCAGCCAGATATGAATCTGGAAAAGTATTCCATCTGAAAGGCGCTCCAGGAATTAAAGACCTAGAGCTAGAGATGGCTTCGTTCCCAAACGGTGAGCACGACGACCTTGTTGACGCCCTAGTCTATGCTGCCGACCTCAGCGGAAGCAGTTTTTACTTCACGGCAGCAAAGACGGGTAGTCGGTTCTAATCCAGCTTGTAGGGACTTCGCGAATCCACAAGGAAAATGGCTTTTTCCCAGAGTAATACCCGTTGATTACGGGCGCATCACTGCTTTCCATAAACATAGTCAGCGCCGCTTGCATGGTTGTCACATTGTCTCTTTCAGCAATAAATACAATTGCCGAAGTTACGAATGGGGCAGCAGCACTTGTGCCGCTAATTTGAAGCCTTATTCCGTCTTTGCCAACTGCATCAACTCTGCGACCAGGCGCCCAGATATCCACACAGGGTCCGTGGTTGGCAAATAGCGCCCTGTACTGGCGGTTGTCAAGACCAGAAACCGTAATTGCGTTTTTGGCTCCAGCCGGGCTGGTGTTGCATGCGTTTGCAGATTCATTTCCAGCCGCAACGACAACGGGCATAAGTAAACCAAGGCTGTTGACGGCATTGTCAATTGCTTGGCTCTTGGGACCGCCAATGCTAATGTTCACCACGGACCTAGACGGGTCGGCCTCAGCCCTAATCAGGTTCAAGACGTTAATGATTTGTGATTCTGTGGTTTCTCCGTTGCAGTCAAGAACCTTTTTTGAAATAATGTTTGCTGATCTGACAATGCCGATTTCTTCATTATTAATAATGCTGGAAATAAGAGACCCGTGCCCAGAACAATCCTCTGCGCCAATACCGCTATCTACTAAGTACACATC